ACTAGACCTGACGGCTCACCGTTTGGTCAAGGAAGAAATATCGATCTGGCCGATTACGGTACTACTCCCGGCCAGTTTGCCGCGATGCGCGCCGATGGGTTCGATAGCGCGGTGAGCAGTCCGCCATACGAAGCAAGCATGAGTAGTGAGACGAGCGGGATCGATTGGTCAAAGGCGCATTGGGAGAATGGGGAACCAAGAGATATGAGCATTGAGCCAGGACAGAAGAATCGTCCTGGTGCTGGTACATCTATGCGCTATGGCTCATCTGATGGTCAACTCAGCTCCTCATTCGGCGACGACTTCTGGCACGCCGCCCGCGCCATCATCGAGCAGACCTATGCCGTCCTGCGTCCTGGCGCTCACGCGGTCTGGGTGGTCAAATCGTTCGTCCGCAACGGCGCGCTTGTGGACTTCCCCGGCCAGTGGCGGCAACTCTGCGAGGCGTGCGGTTTCGTTACGCTGCATGAGCATCACGCGCTGCTCGTGCGCGACGATGGGACACAGTTGGCGATGGATGGAAATCACAAGTCGCATCGCCGTGAGAAGAAGTCATTTTTCCGGCGTTTAGCAGAGTCGAAAGGTTCACCGCGCATCGACTACGAGACGGTCTATTGCATGGTCAAGGAGGCATGATGGACACTGACGAAGAACTACTCCAGGTGAGCGCAGATGCCTTCTATCGCCTCAACGGCAAGCCGTCGTCAAACTCCGATGTCCGCCTCTGGCGCTTCTGGCGCGATGTCGCCTTGCGCCTCGGCCAGCTCGAATACCGGCGCGCGATGTCGGCGCGGCGGGTGGCGCAATATGCACGTTATATCGCTCATCATGCAGAAGGGCGTGAGGAAGCTTTGAGAAATGAGATTGCGCGATATCGGGCGCAGATCGAGGCGCTCAAAGCAAGGTAGGCTACCAGCGCGCCCACGTAGCGGGCTGCAAATCAAGGCCGAGGACGGATCGCTCCTGATCAATTGACAACCGAACGTGAGAGAAACGACGAGGCATAGCAAGCCGGCCAGTGCGGCGTGGCGCGTAGGCCGGTTTGCGTTTCTCCAACTCGGACGCGGTTGACATTTGCGCCGATTCGGGTGTACACTTCTATGCGTTCATGCGCTGTGCGCCACAGGGCGGTGGCGCAGTCCTCCACTTGAGGGGATGCTTCCCCACAGCATCCCCTCCACTCAAAAGGAGCTATCATGTCCACTCTTTTTAAGTTCATTGTAGCAGTTGTGATTGGCGCTGCCGTATCCGGCCTTGTCGTTTTCACGGCAGTTTTGCTAAGTTCGCCCTTGCTCGGCCAGTTGGGAGCGATGACGCCTGCGGCGCTGGCCGGGATCGCGGGCGTTGTATTCTCCTGGTCGCTTGATCGGATCGGGCCACTGCGCGATTGGTTCAATAATTTGACCGGCGACGGAAAGCGCAATGTCGTTCACGGTGGCATAGTCGGATCGGCGTTGGCGCTCTTTGGGTTGTCGTGTGCGAATGCACTCGGCGTGGAGGTCGGGATCGAGTGCTCAACATCCGGCGCTATTTCACTTGCTTACATGGCCTACTTCGCCTTGGTCGGCTCACAGGCGAACTACGTCATCAATGTTGAGCCAAGGAAACGAGGCGCACATTGATGAGTCTGCGCGTGAAGTGGGGCGACGTGCTCGATGAGTTCACACGGAGCGCATGATGCCCGCTCGCGGTAAGCTGCTCGGCAGATTTGAAGCGTGGACAGAAGGCGACGGCACGATTCGCTTTGTGCCTCTCGCGCCGACCGTCTCAGCACTCGCCCTCAGCCTGGTGTGGCCGTGCGACTACCGACCTGCGCAAATCAAATACCCGTATGGCGAGAAGCGCAGAGACTTCGACCATGAGGGCGTTGACATCGTGGCGCCGATGGGTTCCATCGTCCGCGCGCCCGTGATTGGCGAAGTGTTCCAGGCGGGCGAGTGGGGGCCATATGGAAAGCGCGTGGCGATACGTTTCCTGGTCAATGATAAGCAGTATGAAATCTACCTGGCCCATCTCTCGCGGATCGACGCGCGGATGGGCCAGATTGTCGCAGCCAGTGAGCAGGTCGGGTTGAGCGGCAATAGCGGCAATTCGACCGGGCCGCATCTGCATCTCACGCTGCGCGATCCGAGTAACCCGCTCGTGTTGCGCGGAGTCAAGGCGACGTTCAACGGCTGCATCGATCCGCAGCCATATCTTATTATGCCATGACCATGACCTTAAGAGTTAAGACCGAGCCATCTGTAAAACGAAAGTTGAAACCGCGCGGCAAGCCATTCGCGGGCAGAAATGATCCTCGCGTCAATCTCAATGGCGCACCGAAGCGCGGCGAGTCCTGGCGCGAGATATGGGACAAGATCGGCAACCTTACACCGAAGGAAGCAGCGGAACATAGCAAGGTCATCGCCGCGCAGATCGCCAGCATCGGCGACAAGATGACGTTAAAAGAGGCGGTTGCACTTCGTGTCTATACGTCGCTCTTGTTCGAGCCATCATCCGGCTTGCTCAATGCAGTGATGGAGCGCACGGATGGTAAAGTCATGCAGCCGATCGGCGTGTCTTGGCTGGATCGGGCGCGCTCAATCGGCCTGAGCGCAGAGGAAGCACAATCACTCTATGCAGACTTGGTTACCGCAGCAAGAGAACGACTTGCTCGAATCCATGCTAACGGCAGCTTGGGAGCAGGCGCTATCGGAGAAGATAGCGAATAAGACAACATTCGCCGATTGGCTGCTGCATGTCTCTCCTGAGTTGCATTGGGATTGGCCGTACATTCGATACGCGCGCGAGCACCTCGACCAGATCACGTCGGGCGAGATTCACAAGCTGATGATTTTCATGCCGCCGCAGCACGGCAAGTCGGCATTGGCGACGATTCGTTACCCGGTCTATCGACTCGAACGCGATCCATCGTTGCGCGTTATCGTTGGTGCTTACAATCAATTTCTATCTGAGAAATTCTCACGCCAAGCGCGACGATTGGCATCATATCGAATGCAACTTAGCCCGGAGCGCACGGCAGCGTATGATTGGGAAACACAGCAGGATGGCGGGATGCGCGCGGCGGGTGTGGGAAGTGGTGTAACCGGCATCGGCGGCGACCTGATTATCATCGACGATCCGGTGAAGTCGCGTGAGGAAGCTGAGAGCCAGGCATACCGCGATCGCGTATGGGATTGGTACTCGAATGATTTGTACACGCGGCAAGGGCCTGACTGTGCATTTATTCTCATCATGACGCGATGGCATAAGGATGATCTGGCCGGCCGGATTCTGGACAGCGACGATGGGCCGAATTGGACAGTAATCAGTCTGCCCGCCGAGGCCGAGCCAGGAGACCCATTGGGGCGCGCAATAGGTGAGGCGCTTTGCCCAACCCGTTTCGACGTGCCCGCTTTGGCTGACTTCCGGCGCACTTTGGGCCGTGACTATCATGCACTCTATCAACAGCAGCCGCGTGCGCGTGAAGGCGGCATGTTCAAAGAGATATGGTTACCGCTGGTTGATGCAGTTCCGGCGCGTGCGCAACGTGTGCGCTGGTGGGATAAGGGCGCAACAGCGGGCGGTGGCGATCCGACTGCCGGCGTGCTTGTTGCGTATGCAGGCGGCATCACATATATCGAGGATGTGGTGCGCGGCCAATGGGCCGCCGGCGAACGGGATGCCATCATTCGACATGCGGCAGAGAAAGATGCTGAGACATTCGGGCCGGTCACGTATTGGGGCGAACAGGAACCGGGCGCAAGCGGCAAAGATGCCGCCGCCGCTTTCGTCAAGCTCCTAGCCGGCTTCTCGGTCTACACCGAGCCGACGACAGGCAGCAAAGAGACGGCATGTGATCCGTTGGCATCACAGGCTGAGGCGGGGAACGTGCGCGTGAAGCGCGCCGCCTGGTCATCGGCTTTCATCTCTGAAGCATGTGATTTCCCATCGGGCAAGCACGATGACCAGATCGAATCGGCGGCACGAGCGTTTAACAAGCTCGCGCGCTATCCGGCGCCGGCATCAGGCACGAACACCGAGGCTCGCCAGATTCATGCGCCCAAGCCGCGCAGTGGATGGCAAAGAGGATAGAGAAATGCTTATAAACTCTAATCCAACAATCCTTTACAGACAGACTTGTCAATTGACATTTGTTGCCGATGGATCGAAGGAGGTAGGTACTCTCGATTGGTCTACTGGTTTCCTGCGGTTCGAGGGATTTGCTGAGGAATCAGCGCGCATATTTTTTGAGAATGTCCTGAAAGCCCAGATCGATCAATATATCAATTATCGAATGTCTGAAGCGCGGACAAAAGTAGAAGTGAGAAATGACACCGCAACGTAAACCCTCGACCGTCACCCGCGCCTATCTCAATCGCACCGTCACCTCATTGTCAATGTCGTCTGAAGGTTTGGAGATTTCTCGCATCCCAAGAGCGATAATCGTTGATGCTATAACTGGTTTGCCCTTTGATTTCGCGGAATTCATTCGAGACAAAATCACTATGGCATATTGGAATAGCATCGACGAACAATGGGGCAGAGAGGCAATCGGGCTATGAGCACGTCGAACGCCGTCGTATCCCGTTCGCATTTCAATCGCACCGTCAAAGCCCTACGCCGCGAGATGGATGCCATGCGCATTGATGCAGAGAAGCGCGTCAAGGCTGCGTACTGGTCAGGCATGAACGATGGCGAGGACGAGCCGCCGGCGACGGCGGGCAGCCTCACCTACCAGCGCAGAGGCTATCGCAGCCGGATCACGATCCGTGACGAGACGGCAACGAGCCAGGAAGCCGCGATTGAGCGCAGCTATCGGCAGTACGCGACGAACCCACTTGCATATGCCATAGCGAACACGCGTACTGATTACGTGTGGGGTGATGGCCCGGTCATCACCGCAGAGAACGAGGACGTGCAGACTATCCTCGATGCACATTGGTACGACGATACGAACGACTGGGAGGGCAAAGGCGCGCAGCGTGTGCGCGACCTGGGCCTGTATGGCGAGTTGTTCATCGAGGCATTCGTGCGTTGGGATGGCGTTATCGGTGATGGTGCAGTCAAGCTCGGCGCAATCGATCCGGCCGAGATTGACCAGATCGTGACGGATGCCGATAACCGTGAGGAGATTGTAGCGGTTCGATTGAAGGCGGTGACGAATGAACCGCAGCAGCGCGGGCGTTTGCTCAAGGTCATCTGCATTGACCCCGAGACGGGTCGCTTGCATGGCGTGAAATCGATGGCCTTCGCAGTCAATCGCGGTCACGAAGCAGGCGACGTGATTATGCGTTCGCATCGGCGCTGGCGTGTGACTGAGGCCAATCAGCAGACAGACAGATTCAGTTCAGGATGGGAGAATGTTCGCGCGACCGAAACCTGCTACGGTCGCGCCTGGCGCGTGAGTGAAGCGCACGGCGGCATGATGTATCAGGATCACATCGGCGCTGAAGTCGAAGGCGTGCCATACGACGGACAATGCTTCATTGTGCAGGTGAATAAGACGAGCATCGGCATGAGAGGTCGGCCTGATGGATTGGCACTGATTGACTGGCTAGATCGCACTGACCAACTTTTCTTCGACATTCTCGAACATTCTGCACTTCTGAAAGATGTTGTTTGGGATTTGCAAGTCAACAGTTCTGATGTCAAAGAAATTGATAAACAGGTAAAAGAATTTCGTTTGTCCAGTGGCCAGGCAGGGCGTGTATTTGGGCATAATGAATCCGTCATTCTGACCGAGCGCAACCCCGATTTGAAAGCCGCCGATTGGCAATCACTGTACGATACAATCCTGAACTTCCTCGCTGGTGGCGCGCGCCTTCCGGTCTATATGCTCGGCAGTGGTGGCGATGCGAATCTCGCCACGGCAACCGCGCAAGGATCGCCGACTTACCGCGGATTCGAGACACGGCAAGGCGTAATACGCAGGATGCTCATTCGCATTCTGCAATATCAGATCGATTGTGCAGTCGAGGCGAAGCGTATCCCGGAATATGTCGAAGCGATAGACGAGAACGGCGAACCCAAGCTCGATAAGCTCGGACTGCCGATTCGTATTCTGGCCCGCGATTGTTTCGACGTACAGATGCCGGAGATTTCTCCGAGAGACACGGCGGCGGCGGCGACTGTATTCTCAGCAGTGGCGACGGCTATTACGACGCTATATTCGATGAAACTGCTACCGCTTCAGACGGCAGTCGAACTTGAGGCGCGCGCAGCTGAACTGCTCGGCGTCGAGATCGACATCGATAAAGTCGTCGAGGCGTTGCAAGCTGCGCCGGATACGTCGGGATTGGCGGATGCGTTGGATAAAGTTGGTGGCATGGGCGCGTTAAGCGGCAACGGACAGAAACCCGGTGCCGATCTATCCGCATTGCTGGCAATGATGAATCAGGGCGCACGACAAGAGCCGAAACAGGATGGGGAGATTTAGATTTGCTTGATCTCGATATGTTCATCCGATGGGGGCAGGCTATGCAACGCGGCGAGTACATCGGCCTATATCCTCTGCCGTTCGCCTGGATATGGTCGGCGCTGTCTGCGCTGCCTTATCCCGTCCTTGTGTTCGGTGTGCTCCTGATCTCGCTCGTTCTCCTGGTCGTTCTATTTCGTCGGCGCGCGCTGTTCTGGATGTGGTACGCGCCGTTCATTGTGACGATCGGCTTCGGCCAACTCACAATGATATGGCTGGCGCTGTTGCGTCTCAACCGCTGTGGGATTGACGAATGGCGGATGAACCGAAACACGGAAGCAAAACAGACTACATCAAGACGTTGGACGATCTCGCGCGGCAAACTAACCGCTTAGAGGATGAGGCAGTGCGGCGCGCGATCCGGCTGCTGCAAGACGCTCTGCGCGAGATTAACCAGCGCGTCTTGACGGCTGAGGGTTGGCGCTTGTCAAATCTGGAGAACTTACAGCGCCAGGTCAATGACATCGTGGAGCGGTTTCGATGGCAGTATACCGATGCGTTCTCGGAGATCCAAACATCGGCCTATCGCCTCGGCACGCAGTCAGTCGATGAACCCTTGCGGGTGTCGGGGCTGCGCTTGGACCCAGCACGCTTAAATCCGCTTGTAATCGCCACGCTCCAGGGATTCAGCGCCGATCTCATTACGAAAATTAGCGAGGATGTACGCGTGACGATTAACGGCACACTCACGCAATCCATGCTCGGTCTGATGTCACCGTTCGAGGCACAGAAGCGCATCTCGGACATCGTCGGCGCGAAGGACAAGCTCAGCGAACTCACAGGTATCTCAGCGCGCGCTGAAGCGATCTTTCGCACCGAGGTCGGGCGCGTCTACTCAATCAGCACACAAGCACGCATGATCCAGGTGGCTGAGACTGCGCCGGACATCGAGAAAGGATGGATCGCCACGGGTGATCATCGCACGCGCAGCGGCCACCTCAAAGCGCACGGGCAGCGCGTGAAGATCAGTGAATACTTCGAGGTTGCGCCGACATTGGGTGCACCGCGAGAGAAGCTCATGTATCCGCGTGATCCACGCGGCAGTCCGGCAAATACGATCAATTGCCGTTGCCGACACATCGCCTGGCGAGAGGGTTACGGCGATTTCGTGCCACGCACGACGGCGAAAGTCGAGGCCGAGATCGAGCGGCGCGCATGAGCGTAAAGCCTGTCTTCCCGCGCGACATCCCGCCACACGTGGCGCGCCTGGTCATCAGCTATGCGCGTGTAATTGCGAATATGCCACCGGAACGGGCTGAGGTTGCTGTTCGCGCGATGGAATCCGCGATAGCTAAATGGCGGCAAAAACCAACCCAAAACCAACATCTTGACAACCGGCGAGAAAAGTTGTAGGATAAGTGCACTAACCGAATAAGAAAGTCCCTTGGGGTCGAAGATTTAGATCAGAGGGCGATTGGTCGAAAGACCGGTCGCCCTTTTTATTTGCCTATGCCATACACGAACATACCCGCCGACAAAATAGCCGCGATGGATTCCTGCGTCGAGAAGGTCATGGCCGAACAAGGCTATGAGAAAGAGCGTGCCATCGCTATTTGCTATTCGTCGATCGTCGAAGGTCTCGACCTCAAGTCGGCGATGGAGAAGCACAATATCTCCATTCTGCCGCTGGCAAATAGTACAGCGCCTGTCATGGAAACATTTACCGCACAACGCGTCACCCTCTCCGACATTCATCTCGAATCCCCGCTGGACAAAACAGGCCGCTCCTGGGAAGTTGTCATTATCGGCCCCGAAACGCAAGGCGATGTACAGACCATCGAAGGCGTGCAGTACATCCGATCCAAGAACAGCCGCCTATGGTCTATCTCCGCACTTGAAGCTGCTACTTCAATGTTCGAGGGTGCGAAGGTTTACGATGACCATCTGACTGACACAGAATTTCAGGCGCGCGGAGGGATGCGACCGCCGGGCCGCGACTGGCTCGGCTCACTTGTTGGTGTGCGTTGGGATCGTGCCACGCAGAGCATGAGAGCGACATTCAAAACGGTTGACGATGCCTTCGCGCGCAAGCTCGTTCGGGCACAAGAGGGCGGCGTTCTCAAAACGATCGGTCTCAGCATCGATGTGCTGCGCGATTTCGTTCGCAAGCGTATCGGTGAATCGGTCTTTGAACTTGTAAACAAAATCACCCGCGTCATTTCTGTTGACGCAGTGGGCGATCCAGCCGCCGGCGGTCGTTTTGTGCGTGCGCTGGAATCTCTACAACACGTGCCACACGCACGGGAGGCGAACATGGACGAAATGATGCAGCAAATCGAGCAACTCATGGCCGCAGTCGAGGCGAGTATGTTGCCGGACGAGGCGAAGGCCGGCCTTAAGGCGCAGCTCGAACAGATCAAAGCCGGTTTGGGTGCTGCACCACCCGCCGAAGCGGTGACGCCTGAAGCGGTACAGCAGGCGACTGAGGCCAATGTCACGGCGGCAAAGTACGCACTGCGCACGATTGAGACTGTGGTCAAGGCCGCCAGCGCGAAGCCGGCGCCGACTACAGCGAGCGCGCCGAATCTGGCCGATGTGGACAAGCGCCTTCAGGAAGCCGACCGCAAGATCGCCGAGGCGAATGCCACTGCCGAGCGCATCTTGCAGGCCGCGCGCGTCAGACAGTCGCAACAGGCACTCGA